TTGTGGCCTGTGGTGCCAAGGCTTGATGCGCCTGATTCGTGGTCATCGAAGAGCGATGCGGAGCCGCAAATTGACGTTGATACAGAAATGGAGCCAAACCGGCGGTCCACCCGCTCGATGGAAGTGCAGATTTGAAGGGATTTTCCGCTCGAGCATGCTACGTTTTCCTGGAGGATGGCGATCGCGTGTCGAAAGGTCAGCGCTAACCGGCGCATTTATCGCGACATCTGATAGGGGGGATAGGCGAATCGAGGCCAAGCGTCAGCTAGGGGGCAGCTATGGCTGAACAATCCTCAGTCGTTTTGATTGGTCTGGCGAAGCTAAAACGTAACTCTGATTGGCATTACCCGAAATGCTGGAATTGGCGCCAGCGCCTTTGCTTCGTCAACAATGGGGTACAAGCGGCGATCCAGGTGACCGAACCAGCAGCAATGCTGCCGGTCAAGCTGCGGCTACCTCCCGGATGGCGGGCGATCGAGGCCTGCGACCGCCGGTCGCTGAACTACTCGCTGGTGGTTGGGAATGAACCCGGCCCACCCGGAATCGAACGGCTCAATCTGCTGTTCAGGGATGACGCACTGATCTCAGCCGCCTACAATCTGGAGCCCGTACTGGGCGCATTGGAATCCGATCTCGATCTTCAGATAGCGGCATTGGCCGCTCCGCATCTCCTATTCCTGCATGCGGGCGTGGTGGGATGGCGAGGGCGGGCTATAGTGATTGTCGGGCGTCCCCAGAGCGGAACCTCAACACTGGTAGCGGAACTAGTTCGCGCCGGTGCTTCGTACTATTCCGACCGCTACGCGATTTTGGATCGCGAGGGGCGGGTTTGCCCGTTCGCGCGACCCCTATGGTTATCCGCAGCCGGCGGGGTTCATCCAGTACAATATCGGGCCGAGGAACTGGGCGCCAAGGTGGGAACGAGGCGGCTGCGAATCGGAGTCGTAATTGTGTCAAAGTACCTGCCCAGGTCGCGGCCGCGGCTCGCTCCCATAACGGCGTCGGCCGCCGCCCCTGACTTGATGGCCAATACGAACTGCGGCAAAAAGTATCCTGAGGAGACTCTGACTGGAATACGCAAGGCTCTGTCCGGTGCGTGGATCCTGAAAGGCATTCGCGGTGAGGCGCGGGACATCGTGTCGATCCTGATGGGAGTGCCGCCATCAGAGTTAACATAGTTTGAGCAGTCCTGGCGCGATAAGTAAGGCACACTCAAGCATGTCTTTTTCCCAGCAACCTCGCTACTGCGTGTTCTGATCACGATCGGCGATAATCTCTCTTCCCAATCGGGATATAGACCGGATCGAATCTCAGGCCCGCCGCGACCTTCTATTGCGCGGCGGGAAACTGAGTATGTATAATTAGTAACTATTCAAGCCACGTCGGGGCTATTGCCGATGCGTCCCTCGCGGGCGAGCAGGACCGGCGGCTGCGCAACAATCGCCGGGGTCGGACCCACCTTCAAGATCGGGCCAGCCGCTTCCGGGCTATAACGGATGCATCCCGCCCAACCTGGGCGCGGACGAGCCAATCCTTCGGCGTTGAAGAAGGACGCTACGGCGCCAAAGCGCCGTCAGTAACTAACTTTAACCCAAAGGAGTGATTGGCAGTGGCTAACACGTTCTTCAATCCAAGCGATCCTTCGACCAACAAGCTGTGGTCCAAGGAGCTTTACCGGGAAACGCGCAAAAAGACCGTCGCGACCAAATTTATCGGCGCGACCTCCGACTCGCTAATCCAGATTCTCGACGACACCCAGAAGCATCCGGGTGACAAGATCACCTATACGCTGCGGATGCAGCTTAGCGGATCAGGCGTGATCGGCTTCGGAGTGTTGGAAGGGAACGAGGAGCAGATGACCTTCTACACCAACGCGCTTTTGATCGACAACCTGCGTCATGCCGTCAAATTGCAGGGCAGCGTGTCGCAACAACGCGTGCCATGGGATCTCCTCAACGAAGCCAAGATCGCGCTTTCGGATTGGTATGCCAGCCGTTACGATGTCGCCCTGCTTAACCATCTGGGTGGGAATTCATCCCAGGGCAACTCACTATATACGGGAAACAACAGCCCGATGGCTCCCGATGCGGCGCATGAGATTTTCGCCGGCACGGCGACTAACGAAGCGACCTTGACCTCGGCGATGACGTTCACCCTTTCGCTTATCGACGAATGTGTGGCGATTGCCAAGACCGCGACGCCGGCAATCCGGCCGGTGCGGCTCAAGAACGGCGAATACTACGTGATGTTTCTGCATCCGTTCCAGGTTCAGGCGCTGCGCAAATCCACCACCGCGGGTGACTGGAAGGATATTCAACTGGCGGCAATGAAGGGCGGTCAAATCGAGGACAATCCGATCTTCACCGGTGCGCTGGGAATGTTCAACGGCGTGATTCTGCATGAAGACGCGCGGGTTCCTTATGGTGACAACACCCAAAACCTGTTGCATACGGATCTCGGCGCGCCGGCGGCGGGAACTACGTCGGTGGCGCGCGCGATCTTCTGCGGCGCGCAGGCGGCGGTGATCGCATTCGGGCGCAATTACAATTGGCCCACCAAGTATAAGTGGGTGACCCAGGCCGACGACTACGAGGACCAGGTTGGCATTGCAGTTGGTTCAGTTTGGGGCGCCATCAAGTCGTCTTTCAACGGAGCGGACTTCGCCACCATCGTGACCAGCAGCTGGGCGCAGCTCTCGTAAGGAGCGTGATGCACGACGGGTGTTCCCTGCGCGCGATCGGGGATTTGAAGCGCAGGGAACACTGACGATGAGGGTCCAGGCGAGCCGGGACCGAAACAAGGGTTGTTTTTACGAAAATTGAGATGGCCCAGGATCAACAGGAAAGTGAGCCAGAGACGGGACGAGGTGTGGGCAATGCCGAGAAAGAAACGTGAATTTACGGAGGAGTCGACGGTGACGGTGGGCGGGAAAGGCTCGCCGACGAGGAGAAAGACCAAGGTCATGAGCACGGTGCAGGCATCCGATCGCGACGCCGCATTATGGGACATGCGATTCGCCAAGGCGCAGATGGATGGAGAAGTCGAAACCGATAGCGTCGGGAATCCGTATGACGACGATCCGATGGGCCGCAAACGGGCGCGGTCGAAGAAGTATCCGCGCGCATAGGGCCAGCCCTGACTCACGCTCGCGGCATTGGAATGTTCGGGCGCGAGCGTGAGAGAGGGATTTTTGTGTCGGGAGAATAGCCGTGGAGATAAAGAAGCGTGGCTGACACGAACTTGGCCGACATGCGGACGCGAATAATGGACGAGCTGCAGCGGACCGATTTGGCCAGCCAAATCAACAATGCGATCGCAGAAGCGGCGGACTATTTTCGACGCGACGCGTTTTTCCGCAACGACGCGCAGGATAGCTCGACAGTTACTGTAACGGGTACCAACGTCTACCTGACGCCGGTTGACGTGGCCGAGATCCGCCAATTGGCAATAACGGTGAACAATACAAAGTACCCGCTGCGGCTGAGAAGCTGGGAGTACATCAACATCGAGGACTCCAATACGCTGACGCCGATTGCGGGGCCGCCGGTTGAATACGCGGTCAATCTGCAAAGCAGCGGAATGACCATACGGCTATTTCCCACTCCCGACAATGCCTACCGGCTTCAGTACGATTACGTTCAGATTGTTCCGGCGCCAGTTGCCGATACCGACAGCAACTTCTGGACCCAGGAGGGACGGGAGATGGTTCGCGCTTTTGCGAAGTATCTGCTGCGGATGACGGTGCTTAACGATCCGGCGACGGCTCAGACCGACAAGGAACTGGCAGACCAGTATTTCCGCAAGCTCAAGCAGGAAACCGGTGCCAAGAAGTTCACCGGAAGGTTGCAGCCGCACTGGTGATGGCCACTCTCAGCGTCACATTCGATCAGGGCTTTGCGCCGGACCTGGATCCGGCAACGCCGGGAGTGTTCGTGGACAGCGATCAGATGTTTCCCAGCGCGGCGGGATATCGACCATTCCGGCAGTTGCGGATTGAGAGTACCGGCGGCTATCTGCCGACGTTTCCTTGTTATGGAGGGTTTTTCGAGCAAGACGCGGGTGATGCAGGCCGCGCAATTTTCCTGGCGTCGGCCAGTAAGATTTACAGCTATAGCATCCTGAGCAACACCTTTACCGACCTCTCTGGAGGCCAGATCTTCAATGGTCCCGCCAACCCGGCCGGCTACCGTACTCCGCGATGGCGTTGGACCATGTTTGGCGGCGACCTGATCGTCCTCAATCCGGCTGACGCGCCGCAAGTCCTCAAGGCGCCGAACTACGACGCTGCGGCGGCACTGGGCGGTAATCCGCCGCGCGGTGCGATTGTAGAAGCGGTGGGGAATTTCGTTTTTATCTTCGACGCGGCGGGGAATGATTGGAACTGCTGCGGTATCGGGAATGATACGGCCTGGAGTCCCGATATCGGCACTCAGGCAGCTAACGGCACGCTAGCGGACACTCCAGGTCCGATTGTCGCTGCTCACGCGCTGGGCGCGAATCTATTGGTATACAAGCAACGGGCCACCTATCTGGCGACCTATCTTGGACCGCCGGTGATTTGGAGCTTTCAGCTACTGGCCGACGATGCCGGGGCGATCTGCGACGAAGCGGTGGTACCCTTTGGCGGGATTCAGGTGTCGATGGGGTTTGAAAACTTCTACACCTGTGACGGCAGTCCGCCGAGAGTTTTGCAGAGTCCACTTCGCCGCTGGTTCTACGAAACCAGCCTCGACCGGGCAAATGCCGCCAAAGTCTGGGGTATATGGGACAAGCTTCACAACCTGATTGTGTGGTTTTATCCATCGACAGCGGCCAGTCCTGCGGGAAGCCTCGACCGTTATATATGCTGGCATGCGGATACAAACCGCTGGATGACGGGGAAAATACCAAACAACGTCGAGGCGGTGGTCACGCCGTTCGCCCCGGTCACGGCCGCAGGGGCAATTACCTACTCGGCCACGGCGGCGTTCGGGATGGTCTTGATGCTGGGGGATCACAATCTTTACAGCTACTCGGGCGACGCGGCCGTGAGTTACGTGGTCAGCGGCGATATCGGGGACCCAATGCATTACTCGTTGATGCGCACGGTCCGCCCGAAATTCAAGATCTATCCGGACGGCAACGCCGCGATTGCGACCCCGCTGTATCGCCACAATCTGGGGGATACGCAATTGGCGGGTCCGCGGGCGCAACTCACTCAATATGGCGCCTTTGCGATGAGACAATCAGCGCGGTACCACGCCGTTGAAATAAAGACCTCGGCGGACTGCGAACTGGTGGGAATGGATGTGGACTGGGAGCTTCAGGGAACACGCTAATGCCGCTGCGGGTTCCATCCTTGCAACTGCCTCTGGTGAACAGCGAGCCGGCGCTCCAGACCAATCGGCAATTGACGTTGTGGGCGACCCAGGTGACGAGCGTGATCAACTCGCTTAGCGCAAACCCGGGATTAGTGGGCAGCGGTAACCCAGGCTCCGCCATTACCACGCTTTCATTCACTGGTGTCGCAGGCGCGATCGATATTTCGGCATTGATGCATTTCGTGCTTGGCGGAGAGTCATTGGCGAACGTGGCGCCGCCGCAAGGATTCACCGGAGCGTTTTTTATGATTGCGGCAAACGAGTTCTCGCTTGTCGGAGGCGGAAATATCGTCACGCCGGGAGGCAATATCGGGTTGCGGACCAACGAAATGGTGCCGATGGTCTACGACGGTAAGAACTGGTACGTATGCGTGCCGAATTCATCCAACCTGCTGAACATCAAAATCATCACCTATGCCGACTCGCCATACGCGGTCGCACCCAATGACGAGGTCATCATCGCATCGGCGGGAGCCGGAGCGGACACAGTCGTTAACCTGCCCGCGGCGAATGGTTCGGGACGGCCGCTTGATCTGAAGAAAGCGGACTCGAATCCATACAATATCGCGGTTACACCTGCGGGAAGCGACACCATCGACGATGCCACCGA